GGCACCAGGGCGTCGGCCTCGGGCATGAAGCCGATCAGCCGGCGCAGCTCGTAATCTTCTTCGCTCGCCCCGTTGGCCGAGATCGGATGGCCGAGGACGCGGCCGGCCCCGCTCGTCGGCGACAGCAGGCCCATCAGGATTTTGAGCAGCGTCGATTTGCCGGCCCCATTGGGACCAAGCAGGCCAATACGGCCGGGCTTGAGGCGGAGGGTGACACTCCGCAAGGCGGAGAGCGGGCCGAACAGGCGGCCGACGTCGTCCAGCTGGATCAGGAAGTCCATCGGGGTTGTTGTGGGGGCAAAGCCCACGGACGGCCGTCCGTGGGCTTTCAAGAATCTTGGATTTTTTTCCCGAATGCAGTTCCCTTCCGCGCGGGGTCCGCCGTATCCGGTAACTGTACAGATGATCACTATCATCAACGAATTGACAAGTGAGCACATACCAATGCCGCCGGCTTTCTTGTGAGGCCCCTCCCCATGCCGGGCGGGGGGTCGGCCGTGCAGGTACCCAGCCCCCCCGCCCGGTCACTTCCAACCCCCACTTTCCCATGTCGCTGTCATGCCCAAGTTCACCGACGCCCGGTACGAGGAGAACCTTCCGGGGGCCGCCCTCACCCCGGAGCAAGTCGAGTTCGGGGCCGCCATGGAGCGGTACATGCGCCTGCGCAATCGCCCGTTCCCGACCTGGCACGAGGTCCTCGAAGTGTTGCTCGCCCTCGGCTACCGCCGGGTGGTGACGACGCCGAAGGAGCCGCGGCCGCCTTCGGAGTGAAGTAGCCCGGTCGCTCCGCGACCGGAAGTGCCTCGGGCCCTGCGAAAACGTCGCCCCCGGGCACAGGCCCAGCCGGTCGCGGAGCGACCGGACTACAGAGGAGCCAAGCCATGTGGACTCGCATGCGGGACTGGGTGAAGAGTTCGCGGCCGCGAGCCGGCAACGGGCGCGTCGGGCCGGGCGTCTTTCCGACGGCCCGCCCGGCCGGGTGGTGGCGCGACGACTACGTCGAGCAGCTGCGCAACTACCAGTCGTGGGTCTACGCGGCCGTCAACGCCATCGCCCAGGAGGTCGCCCGGCAGCGGCCGTTCCTGTTCGTCAACACCGGCCAGGCCGACCACGAGCAGACCCCGCTGCCGCACACCCACCCCCTCGCCCGGCTGCTCGACCAGCCCAACCCGTGGACGACCCCGTGGGAATTGTGGTACCTGACCATCCTGTATCTGGAGCTGACCGGGAACTGCTACTGGTACACGGCCCCGCGGGCCGACGGGCGGCCGGGCGAGTTGTGGATCATCCCCACCCCGTGGGTCCGCATCGTCCCGGACTCGACCCAGTTCGTGAAGGGGTACGAGGTGAACGTGCCCGGGATGCGGACCGAGGTGTTCGCCGCCGACGAGATCATTCACCTGAAGTACCCCAACCCGCTCGACGTCCACTACGGCCTCTCGCCGCTCCAGGCCAACGCCCTGACCATCGACGCCAACACCGAATTGCAGAAGAGCCGGTATCAGACGTTCCTCTCCGGCCAGCGGCCCGGCATGGTGCTGCAAACCGACCAGACGCTGACCGAGCCGACGATCCGCCGGCTCGAAGAGAAGATCCAGGGCCGGTTCGGCGGCCGAGAGAACTGGACCCGGCCGCTGGTGCTCGAACAGGGCCTGAAGGCGTCGCCGTGGACCCTGACGCCGGCCGAGATGGACTACCTGAACTCCTCGAAGCTGAGCCGGGACGAGATCTTCGCCCTGTTCCGGGTGCCGGCCCCGATCGCCGGGATCGTCGAGAACATGGGCCTCGGCGCCGACATCTGGTACGGCGCCCGCGTGATGTTCTGCGAGGGCACGGTTCAGCCGAAGCTCGACCTGATCGCCCAGGCGCTCACCCGCGACCTGGCCCGGCGGTTCGGGCCGGACGTGACGATCGCCTTCCCCGAGTGTTCGCCGCGCAACCAGGACCAGCGCCGGGCCGACGACGAGCTGGACGCGAAGACCGGCCTGCGGACGTTTAACGAGATCCGCCGGAGCCGGGGGTTGCGGCCGTATGCGGACGCCCGATTTGACCAGCCGATGGTGCCGGGCGGAATGACCAATGACCAATGCCCGACCAATGACCAAGGAATGCCGAAGGCCAAATGAGTAATGGCCCCCGGCCGGCAGCCAGTCCTTCGTCATTGGTGATTTGGGTTTGGTCCTTCCTTGGTCATTGGAGTGCATTGGTCATTGGTCATTCCACCAGGAGAGCACATGACGACCGCAAGAGCTGATCCCAAGACCCACGCCAGCGCCGGCCGCACCCTCCGGGTCGACCCGGCCAACATGATCGTCCGCGCCGTCATCTCGACGGCCGCCCCCGACCGGGCCGGGGACGTGATCGTCCCCGCCGGGCTGCGCAACGCCGACGAGTTCTTGCGCAACCCGGTCGTCCTGTGGGCCCACCAGCGCTCCCTGCCGCCGATCGGCACCTGCGAGCGGCTGACCATCGAGGCCGACCGGATCGTCGCCGAGACCAAGTTCAGCGCCTCGTCCCCATTCGCGGCCGACGTGTTCAAGCTGTACGCCGAGGGCGTCCTGCGCGGCTGGTCGGTCGGGTTCGTCCCGGCCAAGGTGGTGCCCATCCCGGCCGCCCGAGGCAAGGCGGCGAGCGGGGTCTGCTACCCCGAGTGGGACCTGCTCGAATACTCGGCCGTCCCGATCCCGGAGAACCCGGAGGCGCTGACCCTGGCCGTCCAGAAGGGGCTGGTCAAGGACGCCGACCTCCGGGGCTGGCTCGTCCGGGACGTGCTGGCGGCGCTCATTGCCTGATGCATTCCTCCCCCCTCCCCGCTTCGGGGAGGGGGGCCGGGGGGGAGAGGTTTTCGCTGGCACCCGCCGAGACCTCTCCCCCCTAACCCCCCTCCCCGAAGCGGGGAGGGGGGAACCAAACCCGATTCGCAACCTCATTTCAGGAGTCCGTCATGTCCGAAACCGCAACCGTGCAAGACCGCTTCCAAACCCGCGACGAGCTGGTCTCGTTCATCGAGGAGCGGGCGACCGTGGCCGTCGAGAAGGCGGTCGTCAACACCCCCAAGGTCGAGCGCCGGGTGCCGTGGGTCACGTCCGGCCCGGTCGGCCGCGACTCCGACGGGTACAGCGTCCTCAAGGCCGCCGCCTTCGCCCTGGGGTACGTCGGCCCCGACCAGGCCAAGGAGGAGCTGAACGTCCACAACCAGCTCCGCGAGCTGTATTCGACCTACGGGTTCGTCCCCCACTGCGGGGCCCAGTCGTTCCTGGTCCCGCTGGCCAGCCAGCACCTGCCGGCGTTCGACGGGCGCGGGGCCCGGCTCCGCGACGAGGTCCGGCAGAAGATGCTCGCCCAGGCCGACCGGTTCGACCCCGACGAGGCGAGCTGGATCGCCCGCCGGGTCGGCCTGCGGACCAAGGCTCTCGGCACGCTCAGCGACATCGCCGGCGGGTCGCTGGTGCCCTTGCCCATGATGGGCGAGCTGATCGACCTGCAGCGGAACATGGAGGCGTTCGCCAACGCCGGGGCGCAAGAAGTCGCGCTGCCGCCCAACGGCCGGCTCCAGTTCCCCAAGCTCAGCGGCGGGTCGACCGCCTACTGGGTCGGCGAGGGGACCAGCGTTACCGAGAGCGCCCCGACGACCGGGAACCTCGACCTGCAGGCCAAGAAGCTCGGCATTTTCGTGAAGGTGAACAACGAACTCTTGCGGTACGCGTCGCCGTCGGCCGAGGGATTGATCCGGCACGACATGGCCCGGACGGCGGCGCTCAAGGCCGACCTGGCGATGCTCGAGGGGACCGGCGGCACCCAGATCAAGGGCCTCTTGACCTACTCCGGCGTCACGTCGCACACCGCGTCCACGGTCGGCGCGAACGGGAACACGTTCGAGGCCCAGGACGTGGCCCTGATGGAGGGGAAGCTGCCCGACGCGGTCGCCGCCCCGACGGCCTGGCTGATGCGCAAGACGATGTACGCGGCGCTGATGAACCGCCGGGCCGACGCGGTGACGGCGGCCGACCAGAAGGGGGCGTTCCTGTTCCACCCGACCCGCAGCGCCGCCGACGCCCCGCCGACCGAGCTGTACGGGACCAAGGTGGTGCGGTCGGCCCAGGTGTCGGCCACCCGGTCGAAGGGTGCGTCGACCAACCTGACATACATCGTGCTCGGTTACTTCCCGGACTGGATCGTCTCGCGGCTCGGGGTGATGGAGTTCCT